TACGACTCTGTCTTGCCCAAGAAACAGCCAAAGCCGAAACGAATCAGTCATGACTTGCCGCGATTGGAAACGATTGTTAAGGATGCTGTCGGCTCGTATGGGCCTGACGTGATCGAGTGGGCGTCTGAGCATCTAGGTGTTGAGTTGATGCCGTGGCAGCGTCATGTTTTGACGCAACAGTTTGCTTATGACAAAGATGGGCGTTGGTGTAATCGCACTTCGCTAATTAGCACGGCGCGTCAACAGGGCAAGTCTGTGTGCATTGCTGCCAGCATTGGTTGGCTGCTTACTGAGTACCCGTCAATCATTGGTCGCCCAGTAAAGGTCGTGACGTTTGCTCATCGGCTTGACGTCGCTGTCGCAATGTTTCAAGATTTGGCGCCACTGCTTGAGGGCAAGTTTTCGGCTACCCCAACCTGGTCTTACGGTCGCACAGAAATCAATTACAAAGGCAGCAAATGGCTAGTAAAGGCGGCACGGCCGGCAGCACCGCACGGCTTGTCAGGTGTTGACGTGCTGATTGGTGACGAGTTGTGGGGCCTTGATTCAGACACTTTGGACATCGGTTTCATACCTACGCAACGCGCTATTGCTAACCCGTTGGCAATGTTTTACAGCACAGCCGGCACCGAATCCAGCGTTGCGATGTTGCGTTGGCGTGAGGCCGCATTGCGTGGCATTGACACAGGCGACGACACAGGCATTTACCTAGCCGAATGGTCGCCACCACCTGAACTAGACCCGATGACGGCAGCAGCCTGGGCGTATGCCAACCCAGCACTAGGGCATACCATCAGCGTTGACACACTTGAGGCCGAATCGCATGCACCTAACAGGGCAGCGTTTTTACGGTCATCGGTCAACGTCTGGGTACAAACCGATCAGTCGTGGCTGCCGCCAGGCTTGTTTCAAGAGCTACGAACTAGCAACCCGCCACTACCTGGCGGCGTACTGGCAGTCGAGGTCAGCATGGATGACGGCCGCTACGTCGGGGTGCGTTGCAACACAAACACCGATGACAACATGACAGTCACTGTCGCATTTCAGGTTGACACCATCCAGGCGTGTTGGCAGGCCATAGACCAACAAATGGCACTTAACCCGACAGTCGTATTGGCCATCACACCCACCCTTGACGTGTCATGCCCAACCCACCTACAACGCCGACGCATCATTGTTGGCTACCAAGAAATTTGTCGTTGGACAGCAGTAGTGCGTCAAATGCTTAACGAAAAACGGCTATGGCACACAGGCGAAACAATGCTCGCTGAACACGTCGGCCGTGCAGTAGCGGTACGCACCACAGGCGCCATTGCATTGTCATCAACCAAATCGCCTGGGCCGATCGAGTTAGCACGCTGCCTAGTGTGGGCTGCCGGCATCAGTAGCCGACCGGCACCCGCAGTCAGACGGGCCACAGTTGGCACCGCAAGACAACAGCGCGTTGCCTAGTATTGCGTCATGGGTATTTTTACGCGCAAAGAAACAATGGCGTCACTCAAAGCTGCCGCAGGTGCCGCAGGCAATCCACTTGTCGGCAACTTTATCAACTACACAACAGGATTTGACCGCAGCACCGCGCTACGCAACCCAACCATTAGTCGAGCACGCGACCTGATTTGCGGCATGATTGGCTGCCTAGAAATTACGCAATACGGCCGTCAATGGGATGGCGAGGACTACGAATACATTAACCTGCCGCCCGACGCATGGTTTCAGAATCCTGACCCAAACGTGACACGCAACTTCATCATGTCATTTTGTGCCGACGACCTTATGTTTTACGGGCGGGCCTTTTGGGTAGTGACCGAACGCAACGCCGCAGGATTCCCCAGCGCATTTACTTGGATACCTGCAGCTGACGTCACCACATTTGACCAAGCAGGCCCACAATGGTGGGGGCCGTCATCACAAATCTATTTTCAAGGCATACAACTAGACACCAAAGACGTTGTGCAATTCTTGTCGCCAATACCAGCGTTGCTGTTCACCGGATCACGCGCAATCAACACCGCAACACGTTTAGACGCAGCAGCAGAACGATTCGCAACAATGGAAGTGCCAGCCGGTTATTTAAAGCAGACTGGTGGAGAACCCATGAGCGGCCAAGAGTTGGCTGATCTCGCAGCGGCCTGGAGTGAGGCGCGTTTGACGTCATCCGTCGCTGCTCTGAACGAATACGTTGAGTGGAAGGAATCAAACATTGACCCAAGCAAAATGGAACTGGTAAGCGCACGCACCTACCAGGCACTTGAGTTGTCACGTGTCGCAAACATTCCGCCATACCTAGTTGGCGCACCAGCAGGCAGCGGCATGACCTACCAAAACGCACAACAGGCACGACAAGACCTTTACCTATTCGGCGCCAAACCATACATTGACTGCATAGAACAAACGCTGTCACTGAACCACATCACACCGCGCGGTCGCTACATCGAACTTGACGTTGACTCATACTTGTATGACAACGACATGTCAGGCCAGCCGGTTGCGCTGCCCGCGCCGGCTGGTTCTGGCAGCTCAGTCACCCCAGGCACACCCATAGCCGACTAATACACAAAACAAGGCAACACCATGACCTACGCTGGAAACATGATCTACCTAACGACCAGCAAAGTAGCAATCGCCGCAGCTGAAGGCGACACACCGTCACGCATCATTGAAGGCGTAGCAGTGCCGTACAACGTCATTGCCACAGTAAGCGGCGGCGAACAAGTCATGTTCCTACCCGGCAGCCTGCCCATTGACGGCAAAGCCCCACGCCTACTTGAGCAACACGACGGCAGCAAAATCATTGGCATCGTCACCGCCCGCATGGATGACGAAGAAGAAATGCGCTACGCCGCACGCATCAGCGCCACCAAACAAGGCGATGACGTCATTGAGTTAATTAAAGACGGCGCCCTAGACAGCGTGTCGGTTGGCGTTGACCCCATTGACGCCGAATACAACGACGCAGGCGTACTTGTCATCAGCAAAGCGGCCTGGCGTGAATTGTCAATCGTGGCCGAACCAGCATTTGAGGGTGCCACCATTGACAGCATTGCGGCTGCTAAGGTAAAAATTAACGAAAGCGAGAAACCCATGTCTGACCCAATCGAGCAAGTAGAAACCCCAGCCGCAGCACCAAAAACACCAATTTGGGCTGAGGCACGCAAAGCGCCATCGCGTTTGCCATCAATGGCTGAATGGGTGTCTGCATACGTGCAAGGCGGCGACAAGTTTGCAGCCGTCAATCGCATGGTTGCCGATCATCAAGCATTCCACAACCCAATCGCTGCAGCTGCAGGCGACATCATCACGACCGATACAGCAGGCTTGCTGCCAGTACCAGTTGTCGGCCCGGTGTACAACAACATCAATTACCTGCGACCAGTGGTGAGCAACATTGGTGCGCGTGCAATGCCTTTGGCATCAGGCAAAACTTTTAACCGCCCAGAAATCACCACGCACACTTCAGTTGCACAACAGTCAACTGAATTGACAACGCTGAGCTCAACCACGATGGTCGTGTCAAGCAACATTGTCACCCGGTTGACTTTTGGTGGCACCGTTCTTGTGTCTGAACAAGACGTGGACTGGACAGACCCCGCATCCGTGGACATCATCCTGCAAGACCTTGCCGGACAATACGCCGACGCAACCGACAATTATGCAGCCGACCAGTTGCTGTCGAATACGTCAGCGTCAATCGGGCCACAGGACTGGACAAGCCCTGAGGAAGTCATTGCTGGCATCTACAGCGCAGCGCGCACCATCTCGCTGACGTCAAACATCTTGCCCACGCACATGTTTGTTGATCCGTACCGTTGGACAGCGTTGGGTGTACTTACCGACAACCAAGGCCGACCATTGTTCCCAAGCGTCGCACCATACAACGCACTTGGCCAACAGACCGCAACAAGCTGGAACGGCAACCCATTGGGCTTGACGCTTGTAGTTGATAAAAACTTTGCACAGAACACGTGCATCGTCGGAACCGCAGCAGGCGCCTACGCCGGCTACGAAATCTACGAAAATCAGCGCGGCCTGATTGCCATTGACAAGCCTGAAGTATTGGGCCGTCAGATTTCATTCCGCGGCTACTTTGCCACGCTGATGATCGACGCCACCAAGTTTGTCAAAATCACCTGAGCTGTAGAAAGGCGGCCTAATGGCCACCTACACAACGACTCACGCGCAAATTACCGACAACGTAGGCGTCATTGCCACGCTCACAAACAACCCCATTGAGGTTGGCAACACCATTACGTTGTCGGGATTTACTGGCACGCTTACAACGCTGAACGCAACTTTTGTCGTCACTGCCATACCAAAATATTTGTTTCTAGGTGTAGATGACCAGGGCGATTATGTGTACGACACCAACGTGCCAATTCAGTTGCAAGTTGCGTTCGCTGTCACCGACGACGATTTTGACCGGGCGCCTGCAATTGGCACCGTCACGTTTACACCAACTTGCACCTGGGTGACTGTGGCCGATGTCGAGGACTGGCTTGGATTTACCGTCACCAACCCCAGCGCCGATTTTGATTTGTTGACTATGGCCGTAGGTGCAGGCAACCAATTTGCGTACCGACGCCGACAAGAGGCAGGCTATTTTGACTCAAGTTTGTCAACTGTGCCAAGCCTTGACGTCAAACTAGGCACCGTGATGTATTGCGGCTACCTTTACCGGATGCGTGGCAGCGCGTCAGAATCTTATGCGGCCTACGATCCACTAGCTACGTCAGGGCCAATTGGCGGCTCATTCGTTGAGGTCATGCGTCTGTTAGGTATTAACCGACCACAGGTGGCCTAATGGCCGCAGAACTAAAAGACGGCTACAACGACCTGCTTAGCCTTTTAACAGCCATCACAGGGCTGCCAGTGGTGTCTAGCAGCGACCCACGCAACATCAACCCCCCATGCGTACTCATTGACGCACCCTCATTTGTGATGCACACCAACGTCATCAGCGAGATGCAATTTACCATCAAAATCTTGGGTGTAGGCCCAGGCGACCGCAAAGCACTGGACAAGCTGCTCGATCTAGCCGACCTGATTAGGGCAGCAAAACTAGGGCTAATGTCAGGCCGACCCACTGTCGTACAAATCGGTTCACAAGATTTTGCTGCTTACGAACTAACCTTGTCAACAAAGGTGGCACCATGAAATACCGCATCATCACACACCGGCTGAACGGACACAACAAAGGCGACATTGTGACCTTTACCGACAGCAACGTGATTGAGTACCTCATTAACTCAGGGCAAATCGAGTTAGCCGCAACAGAAACTGTCACCACAGACGAACCAAAACCTGCTAGAACTAAACTCAAGAAACGGAAGGACTAACCCCCTATGGCCTCAACGACAGTCTTAAGCAACCCAGTTGTCAGCATCGGCACCAGCACGCCCGGCACAACCATTACCGATCAAGTCGTTAGCGCAGTCGTCACGACCACGCAAGACGCGCTTGAGTCAACAGCCTTTGGCCAGACAAACCGCACCTACGTGGGCGGGCTAACCAATTGCACCATCACCCTGACCATGCTGATGTCGTATGCATCGTCAGAAACCTACGCCCTGCTAAACACCCTGGTGGGTGCAGCAGCAACCTACGTTTCAGTAAAAGCTGTTGACGCCACAATTGGCGCTACCAACCCAGAATTTCAACTCACGAACGGCTACCTCGAGTCATTTGATGTCGTGAACGCTGCCCTGGGCGAACTGCAACAGGTTGAAGTGACCTTCACTGGTGGCACGCTGGTCAAGGATGTCACACCGTAATCACAACTCACTTTTAGGGGCAGCATGAAACTGACATTTAAGATTACCTACCTGACACTTGCAGGCAAAACGCAGGTTGACACTGTAGAGATCACGCTCGCTGATTTTGCTGCATGGGAACGCCGATCACGCAAACGTGTGCAGGACTTGTCAACAGGCATGGGCATAGACGACATGTCATACCTTTGCTGGCATCGCCTACACGTAGAAAAACGCGACAACCGCGATTACGAAACATGGCTGGAATCTGTGCAACTAATTGAGTCTGAGCAGGTAGAACCCGCAAACCCTACGGAACCGGCACAATCAGACGACAACTAGCGTCACTGCTACTTGCCACTGGCTACTGGCCGGCAAACATCGAGTTTGACTCACAAGACCTGGCGACGGTACTACTCTTGGATGAGAAACGACGCAGAGCAGGCAAACGATGAGCACAGTTGACACCACTATTGGCAAACAGGGTGAAACTATTGCTGGACTCAAACAGGCGCTACGCGAACTTAACAACGTTGACAAAGTAGCTAGGCGACAATTAACAAGAGATTTTCAGGCTGTATGCAAACCCGTAGTTGACGCAGCCAAACGTGCAACCCCACAAGCGCCACCAATTAGCGGCTGGGGCCGATCGTGGACTACACGCAGCGGCTACAAAGCCCTACCGTGGCAAGCAAACCTTGCAACCAAAAACATTAAGGCAAAAGTAAGCGGCAAAAAGCCACGCGAATACAACGGTCGCATGACCAACCTTGCAGTTTTTACTATTGCGTGGGGCGGCACGATTAACACCATCTACGACCTTGCCAGCAAATCACAGACCGCTGCAGGTGCCAACATGGTGCGCGGCCTTGAGGCTCGACACGGCAAAGCCAGTCGTGCGTTGTGGCCGGCATACCGGGCCAATCAAACTGAGGTTGAATACCAGGTGTCGCTAATTATTGACGACGTGATGCGAACAGTTAGCAAGGCAATCTGATGGCCGTAGTAATCCCAATCATCAGCGAGTTTGACGGCAAAGGCCTAAACAAAGCAATCAAAGAGTTCAAGCAACTAGAAACATCAGGCGAAAAAGCACAGTTTGCACTCAAGAAGGCAGCTGTGCCGGCAGCGGCAGCGTTGGCGGGTGTCGCCCTGGCAATTGGTAGCGCAACCAAAGCCGCAATTGAAGATGCCAAAGCGCAAGAGCTATTAGCCCTAGCAATCACAAAAAACACTATTGCAGGTGAGGCCAACGTAAAAGTTGCTGAGTCTTACATTGAGAAAACGATGATGTCGGCAGCAGTGTCTGACGACGTTTTGAGGCCAGCCCTAGCCAGCCTGGTGCAATCCACAGGCGACCTGACCTACAGCCAAGACCTACTGAACACGGCACTCGACATAAGTGCGGCCACTTCCACAGATTTAAGTATTGTCACCGATGCTTTGAGCAAGGCCGCTGTCGGCAACATGAAAGCCCTAGGCAACCTGGTGCCAAGTGTGCGCGACAACATCAAGGCAGGCGAATCACTCGATCAGGTAATGAAGGAACTGTCATTTACCGTTGGTGGCGCAGCCGCAGTTGCAGCGAACAGCGCCGAAGGTCAAATGAAACGACTGTCGCTAACAATCGCAGAAACCAAAGAATCAATTGGCGCAGCGTTTCTGCCAATTCTTGAAAAACTGTTGCCCAAATTGCAATCGTTTGCCAAGTTTGCACAAGACAACACAGACGCCATTACTGCACTAATTATTGGTGTTGGCGGTTTAGCGTTTGTTATTACTGGCTTAAACACAATTATGAAAGTAATAACGATTACACAGTTGGCACTGAACTTTGCGATGATGGCTAACCCAATCGGCTTAGTAGTTGGCTCAATCGCATTGCTAGTGGCAAGTTTTGCGTTGCTAGTGCAAAAAACTGGCAGCGTAAAAGGCGCTTTTATTGCAATGGGCAATTCGGTTATTGGCGTAGTTGAGGCAATGGCTAACTCAGTCAATCAAGCAATCAACCTCATCATCAGCGGCCTAAACGCAATCAACCCATTTGCAGACATCCCGTCACTACCTAGCGTCAATCTGCCACGCATTGGCGGCGGCAGCACAAGCGGCGGCACAAGCACCACAGGCGTCACCGCAGGCCCAGACCTGCTCGAGCGATCACTACTTGGCGCAATACCATCAGGCGGCCCAGCGGTACTCGCTGCCACTCCTTCAGCGACCCGCGGCGGCGGCGGCGGCGCGTCAAGCGCCGCTGCCGTTGCACTACAAAGCTTTGGCCCGCAAGGTTTCATTGACTCAGGCAACATCACCCCAGGCTTTATTGGTGCAGACTTCTTTGGCGGCCTAACACAAAGCGACGGCGGCATGTTCAGCGCCCAACCCATCAACATCACCATCAACGCAGCTGTCGCTGAGGCATCACTAGGCGACAAGATTGTTGACGCCCTAACTGATTACAACCGCAGGTCAGGGCCGCTCGATCTACAGATTGCAATCTGACGTGTCTGCCGCAGTAGTACAGGCAGGCAACTACCTGCTTGAACTAGACACAGGTTTCTTGCAAGACGCATTCACGCTCAACGACGCAACCAAAGGCGTACTGAACAACACGCAATTTGTCTTAGACGGCACAACACAATTTGCTGACATCACCGACTTCACTACCGACGTGCAATACAACCGTGGGCGCAAAAAAACCGATTACCAGTTTGGTGCCGGCACCATGTCATTTACCATGCGTGACGAAACAGGCATTCTTGGCCCATACGACACAAGCAGCCCTTATTACGACCCAGCCAACAATCAGCCTGGGCTGGCACCGATGCGTCGTATTCGGTTGTCGCGCAACAGCGTGTACTTGTTCGTAGGGGTGGTCACGTCGTATGCGTATGAGTTTGCAATGGCAGGCCCTAACACAGTCAACGTGCAATGCGCCGATGACTTCTACTTGTTGGCACAAACCAACCTTGATGAATTAAACGTGACGGCACAATTACCAGGGCAACGCATTGCAACCGTGTTGGCATTGCCAGAAGTTGACTACACAGGCACAACCAGCCTGGCTACCGGCACAGTCAACCTGGGCCACGACAGTCATTACACCGTGCCAGCCGGTACAAACACCCTGCAATACCTCACCCAAATCAACCAAGCCGAACAAGGGCGCCTATTTATGGCAGCCGACGGCGTACTGACAACGCAAAATCGCATAGGCAACACGCTGTCAAGCCCAACAATCTCATTTGGTGACGACGGCGTACTAGCCAAATACGTTGACATACAAGTTGAGTTTGACGCCGACAACGTAATCAACCGATCCGTCGTGACCGGGCTAAACAACCACTCAGAAACCGACAGCGACGCAGCCAGCATTGCCGAATACTTCACACAAAACCTCAGCATCACCAACAGCTTGTTGCACGTCACAAGCGAAATACAAGACCTAGCCACCTACCTGCTTGAACCTGACCCAGAACCCCGATTTACTAGCGTCACAGCCTTTTTTGCCAACCTAAGCGACGCACAACGCACCGCTGCAGCTGGCGCCGACATAGGCGACACCATCAGCATAGAAAAAGAAATACCAGGGCTAAATAGCGCAGTAGCAGCCGAATACAGCATTGAAGGCATTACAGGCGTCATCAATTTCAGTCGAGGCCACACCATTACGTACTACACGTCACCAACCACCATTGTGTATGAGCTGATTCTTGATGACGCAATCTATGGTGTAATAGACGCCCAGAATGTTCTAGGCTAAAGACATGGGCGCCAATGCACAGACCACTGTTCCGACGTTTGTTGCGTCGCAGGTATTAACCGCAGATCAACTTAACCAGTCGGCGCGCACGGGTGTGCCAGTATTCGCTGGTACTACTGAACGTGACGCGGCGTTTGGTGGTGCAGGTGAAAAAACGTTGGCTGAGGGCCAGTTGTGTTATTTGGAGTCAACAAACAAAGTGCAGTACTACGACGGTGCCGCGTGGGCTAACCTAGGTAGCGTGACTGAAGTAGCAGCATTTACCGCGTCAGGTACTTTTACGGTGCCTGCCGGGGTGACCTATGCGATCGCGCACATTCGCGGCGGTGGCGGCGGTGTAGGTGACAGCGTTGGCGGCGCGGGCGGTACTTCGTCGGTGGCGTTTGCAGGTGGCACAATTAGCGCAACGGGCGGCAATGGCGGCGGCACAAGTGCGACCTCTACGTCTGTAGCAGGTGCAACTAACAGCGGTCAGGGTGCGTTTGCGCGCGGAACAAGCACAGCAGGATTTCAGCAAAAGGCAGGTGATGGTGCTTACATTGTTGCTGGTGGCGCAGTCACACCAGCCGCAAGCATTACGGTCACAGTCGGCGCAGGCGGTACGGCAGGCACAAACGGCGGCGCGGCAGGCGGCAGCGGTTACGTCTGGATTACTTATCAGGTCTAGCCATGAGTGAACGCACAGTAGCAATCGTTAGCCCTAACGTCACCAACGGCGTAGTAGTTAATTGCGAAGTAGTCGCACCCGACTGGGTTAATGATGACCCGGCGCACCTAATCGAGTACACGCCAGAAAACCCAGCAGCAATTGGTTGGGCCGTCATAAACGGTGTTGTGCAAGTACCACCACCAGAGCCCGACGAGGCGTAGTGAAGTGGCTGGCAATCGCAGCACTCATTACCTTGACAGCGTGCGAAACAACACGCAGCAACAACGGCAAACCAAACACACGCCCAACGTATTGCACACCAGTAGATCGTTGCTGAAATGAAAGAGCGCTTTACAGCCGAACAGTTGCATGCTCGAATGGTGGCAACCGTTGGCGTATTGCTGGGCGTTGTGTTTGCCGTAGTCGTAATCGGTTTTGTGTACGGCCTGCTATTCGTGTCGCAACCAATGGAACAAGCGCCCAATGACAAAGAGTTCATCAGCCTTATGGCAACAATCGTCACGTTTCTGTCTGGCACATTGGCAGGCATAGTCGCCAGCAACGGCATGAAAGATAAAAACAAATAGTGCCGTCAGCACCTAAGCCCTACATTGTCGGCACCTACGGCATAGTGAAACACAAGCTGCCCGGTACCGAATTGTGGGCAAAGCTCGCAAACACACACAGCCAGGGCGCATTGTGGAATAACGGCACATTTGTGCAACGCGACATACGTGGCAAGCCTGGACAAATCAGCAACCATGCTCGAGGTGTTGCAATGGATTTGTCATTCAGGTTTATGGAATCAACCGGCAAAGGCGTCACCAACGGCCGCACCAAAGCAATTACATTCTTGCAACAAGCTTTGGACAATTGGGATTTGTTAGGCATACAAATGATTATTGACTACTGGCCTAACCCACACGGCCGCGGCTGGCGTTGTGATCGAGTAGGCACCGCAATGCCAAAACCACATGCACATGAGGCTTGGCGCAAATACGACACACCAACCGTGACAGGCGCACCAGGCGGCGACTGGATACACATAGAAATCACCCGCACTATGGCAGAGAACGAAAGCCTTGTGCGACAAGCCTTTGCTAAGGCATTCCCCACTACCTGACAGACCGTCACTAAGGTTGTCAGCAACCTAAAGACAGCGAGGCAGCTATGTCTGAACCTACCCCTACTACGCAGGCAGTCATCATTCTGTATGAGGTGTTCACAGGCGTGATGCCTGACGGACAACAGGTCATGGTGCAATCCTTCAGACGACAAGGCGAGGACAAAAGCATGATGTCGCAAATTGCATTCCGCAAATACAAATGGCAGACGTGGGGGCCACCCATTCGGCTAGATTACGACCATCAAATTGACCGCACCACAGGTGACAGCGCATGACCGCCCTAAGCAAACTTGTCTGGGCGTCACTCATCGGGCTTTACGGCCTATTTGTTGTCAACGTGCCAAACGCACCAAAACAGCCACAAACCGCTATTTACGCCCCCACCACAAGCGTCACAATGCCCCAGGATGCGCCAAAACCCACCCCCCTGCCTAGTAGTACCCCCCCTATTCAGGCAGGTGACTGTGAGTCGTTTATTGGTTTGGCCTACGGCATCGGCTGGCCAGCAGCCGCCCTGGACACGCTCGAGCTAGCCATGCGGCTTGAGTCAGGATGCGACCCCTACGCAGTAGGCGATGACGGCGACAGCATTGGCCTTATGCAAATCAACATGCCAACCTGGTGCGTACCTAACAACAACTGGCCAATCGGCTGGATGCAACATTACGACTTGGGCATTTGCGGCGACCTATGGAACCCAGAAACAAACTTGCTGGTCGCATTGGCTATTTGGGAAGGCTGGACAGGCTCGACACCCGGTTGGCAACATTGGCACGCACTCAAGTGAAAAAGTATGCACAACTGTGTGCCATCGTTGCATTACTGTTTGCAATTACATTCATCACAGGCAGGTAAAACATGACGCGGGCAGCGTGGACAGATCAAGAGCAACTGATTGCCGATTTGACGTTGTGGTTAGACAACGAACCAAACCACACAAAAGCACGGCTACTTGTGCGAGCCATTGCACACATTTGTTGGCAAACCACAGTCATCACCGAAGTCAAAAGCGAAGTGCAACAGCTTGAGGCGGTAGCCCGTGCGCGTTGACGCTGTACGCATAGACCTAGACGAGCAAGACATTCGAGCATGCCAGGCACTAGCCGATGAACGCATTGCCAAATACGGCCGGCAGCATCGGCCATACAACGGCACATTGACAGCAAAAAAACTGCAACGCATAAATCGCTTGGGCGTCATGGGCGAATTAGCTGTTGCCACATACCTAGATTTGCCATTCAGTTGGGAATGCAACTACACACCGACCAGCAAAGACGACGACGTACACGGCATACAAGTACGCGCCACCGACTACGGCAACGGCCACCTGATTACACACCCCGACGACAAACATGCCCCATACGTGCTAGTCACATTGGCAATCACAGGCCCAATGCGTGTCACCGCATCACTACAAGGTTGGCTGCCGCTCGAGCAATGCAACATCTGGGATCACTGGCGCACCGACATTCCGTACCCAGCATACATGACACCGCAATCAGCATTACACCCGATTGCAACACTCACACACACAAAGGCAGGCAGCACATGAGTTGGGATCTAAAAGATTATGTTGACGTACCAGCAAGGCTAAAAATGTTGGCCGACAAATACCCTGAAGTACGCATCATTGAATACCAGCCAGTAGTCAAAGACATTGCAGGCAAAACGTACATTGAAGTCAAAGTGTGCGCGTGGCGTGACCCCGACGACAAACTGCCAGCCGTCGCATTCTGCTGGGAACCATTCCCCGGCACGACACCGTACACACGTGACTCAGAACAAATGAACGCAGCAACATCAGCGCTTGGGCGTCTTGTTGCAATTATGTTGCCTGGCGCATTTGCTAAACAGGCCAGCGCCAACGAAGTGATGCATCGAGCAGGCCCACCTAAACAAGCACCGAAGTTTGACACACCAGCAATTGACCCATGGGCCGACCAACCATCACATAAAGAGCAAGTGCAAGCCATTGTTGAACGCACAAGCAACGAACGCAAAGCCGCATCAGCTACTGGTCAAGCAACTGAACCACAGCTCAAAATGCTTGCATCTAGGGCAAAAGCTAAAGGGTTGACTGTTGCTGAGGATCTGCGTGTATTCTGTGCCGACACAATTGGCCGCGACATCACAACAAGCAAAGATTTAACTAAGGCTGAGGCATCAAAAGTAATTGACGCAATTATTCTTCTACCCGACAAAAAGTAAGACCGTCACACGGTCACGACCCACACGTGTCTAGTGGGTGTAGGTGCAAATCCTCGACGCTTAACAGGCGCCAGTTAGCCCGTCAGACAGGCGTGCAAAGACCCTGCA